GTTATAATTAGCGGATGCAGTTTAAACAAATACATAAGTTTATGAAGTCAGGTAGAATCCAAAAAGTAGTGCGAACCGCATTTAAAGGAGATGAGTATGCCAAAAGGAACATCAGGAAACTTAAAAGGTCGAAACGACAAACATTTAACTCACAAGCAAATTAAATTTGCGAAAGAGTTTGTTTACAACGACGGATCTAAAACCCAAACCGAATGTGCAATCACAGCTGGGTACAGCAAAGAAAGTGCGCATGTCCGAGCATCAGAACTTTTAAACCCACAAAAATACCCTGTTGTAGTCAGATACATAAGAGAACTCCAAGCAGAAGTGGACCGTAAATACGAGGTTACGTTTGGAAGACATGTTAGAAAACTAGCAGACATTCGAGATCAGGCCCTTGAAAAAGGTAATTTAACGGCTGCAGTGTCCGCAGAAGTGCAAAGGGGAAGAGCGGCCGGACTTTATGTTGAGCGTAAAGAAATTCGTACAGGTTCTTTGGAGTCCTTATCTGAAACTGAAATTAAGACAAGAATTAAAGACCTGTTGTCAGATTACAAACCTCTCCTAGAAGCAGAAGAAGCAGTCTTTACTGAAGGTTCTGATTAGTCCTGTTTAATAGTCTTATGGCTCTTTTTGCCAGCTTATGTGCTTCTTTCTCAATTTGAGTACAAAGCTCAACTTCTCGACCATCACCACAGAGCAACACATACTTGTTTTTATGTTTTATTAGTTGGTAATCCTGCATTGTTTTCACCATGTTTTTCTACATGAAGTCTCAATCTTGCTAAATACCATTGAGCCTTCTTTAAATCTTCTATACCATTTTTATGCTCATAGCGCCATAAATATTTGATAATGTTTCCTTTTAGATAAGCTCGAAAACCTTCTGGTGTCATACTTGATTCGATAGCTATAACACATTCTATTCCTCCTTGATTGTAATGAGGAGGCTTGTTTACCATGTCTGTCATTTTAAGATTCGCCGTAGAATTTTTGTCTTAACCATTTAGGGTATTTTCTGTAATAGTCAAAAACATTTAGATAAGGAGTTCTTCCTTCACCTTGTCTTTCAAAGGTGTTTTCTTGATACATTCTTTGGACGAAAAGATAAAAATTGGGATCTTCTTGAAGCTCTTCAGTCATTTTTTCCCACTCATTCTTTCTCCAAATTTTTGTCATTTTTTCCTCGGTATAGTTTGTATAGGCCCATTTTTAATTTTGTGGACTGTTTGTTTAATCCAATCAAAAAAATTAAAAACAAGGTCTAGTGTTTTAGTTATTGGTTTCATGTTGGTGTTGCGTCTATCCAATCGGTTTGTGGATCAAACCTTTGGTCAAGCAGCCCCGTGTTTTTTTTGCGGATCAAAGCATCCCAGTACAGTTCTCTAATGTATCTTCCCAAACTAGCGTCGTTTGGAAACTCTAAAACCAATTCTTCAAGCTCTTTAAAACCTAAAAATTGGTGCTCTTTGTCTTTTATTTTCATCATATAAATCCATAAAATTTTCTTGGTCCATTTGGCATTTTATCATATTCTTTTTTTGGAAGTTTCTTGCCGTTGTAATAATAAACCTTCTTCCAATCTTGTTTTTTATCTTTGTTCATTTCCCTGTTAAATAAAAACCATAACCTACGATAGAAGCGCATAAAAAAGACTGCACAAAAGCCGTGGTGTAGTTGAGTGAAAAAAGATTGTTAAACGTTCCCAGTAAATATAAAAAATACAAATCGTTTTTGATCGGCAACGTGGACAAATCCAAAAAAACCAAACCAAAAACGACAAGTATTAAACCAAGCAACCGCAACATCAGTTTTGCACCTTTTTATATATTGCTTTTGCTCTGCTAATAAGTATTGCACTCACCGAAGGATTATCACTTGGGTCTAACCAAGTTATTTCACCTGTCTTTGGGTTTTTTTCAAACAAAACTTTGCCTTTGCCCCAACCCAACCAAACAGCACCTTTGTTGTTTTCGCCGTAGGTTACTTTTGCACCATTAGTCATTAGACACCTCCAAAAACTCGTGTGTATCAGGAGCGCTTGCTCTACAGGGCATGATTCCAACAAGGGCATTGCTTGTTTGAAACACATTAACTTTTTCTGAACTGCCAGCAACAAAAGACACCAGATCATTAGACCCTTTTAAAACAAGGTCTTTTAACATGGCTAAGTATTTTGGATCAAAGGCAACGCTTTCGTTTTGAAGATTCAGCTGATCGTCTGCGCCTTCTAAGGCCCAATATTTGAATATTTTCCGCCACTCAGGATAGTTTCCGTCAATGACGTCGACTATTCTTGAGTTCGCACCACCTTCAATGACGACAGCGCCCATGTAACTCTGATTTATCATTTGCATCTTTTTTCCCTTGCTTTTTTTAAGTTCGGTGAAAAAAGGCAGAATTCTTGATGAGTTTTCTTGGTAGATGTCGAGTATCACACTTTCAAAATCTTCGTGCGGTACAGCTTCTTCATCTGTGTAACAACAAAGAACATGGCCGTTGGTGGCTACGATGTAAACACCGCCCTCTTCTCTGCGTTCGACAAACACGCTTCTTAAATAAAAACGTGCGTCTCTTGGCTTGGCTGCAAAAGTACATGCTCTTGCTAACATTTCGCCGTTTAGGTTATCTATTTCGTTCATAATTAACTCCCGTAATTAAGTTTTTTTACAAGCAGTGCCAACCGAAGATGACACTACCTGTCGTTTATCCATGTAGAAAATTATTTCTCTACACTACTCAAGTCTATCAAACCTATCTTATATATCAAGTTCTTTCTACTTTATTTTGATACACTTGGCTTACTGTGGCTAAAAAAGAATCTTTATTTTGGAAAAAAGTCAAAACGAATTTAAAGTCGTTTCGGCTGATGCGTATTGAATCATGGGTTAATCTCGGTATACCTGATGTATTGGGGGTGTCCCCACGCGGCGTTTACTTTACCGCTGAACTTAAAGTAACCCAAAGTAATAAAGTTTCTCTTTCGCCGCACCAAATCGCATATCACGAAGAAAGAGCAGATGCGCCCGCTTTTATCCTGGCCCAGGCCCTCCGCCCTTCTACCCCTAGAAAATTCACGATGCACCTCTATCATGCGTCTCAGGTCGAGTCGTTGGTCGTCCACGGGCTAAAAACAGAACCCATATGGACCGGGGACCAAGGTTCTTGGGCCGCGCTCGAAGAAACATGGACCAAAGCCCTTAGAAATCCAGTGAGCCGCTTCTTTATTCTGCCGTAACCTGTGGATAACTAACCACAGACTGTGGACAACCTGTGGATAACTGCTTGCTTGTCTGTTCTGACAAAAGTTTCCCAGGGCGTCCAGGGCCGCAGCGGCTGGTGCGTATAATGTAGCTGTGGGGAATGCTCTGAAACCCTTTGTTTACGGGGTGCTTGCTTGTCTGTTCTGACAAAAGTTTCCCAGGGCGTCCAGGTCCCAGCAGCAAACTGCAATACCGCTGTTGGTAATGTAGCAATAGGCTTGAAGTCCTTGGTCCGTGGGCGCTTGCTTGTCTGTTCTGACAAAAGGCCCGGCGTCCCCTGGGCAGCGGCTGGTGCACGAAACGCAGCTATTGGCGCTTGCTTGTCTGTTCTGACAAAGAGGCGCCAGCAGCCTGGACGCCGAGCTGCGTACGACAGGTAAGGGTAATGTAGCAATCGGAATAAAAGTGTTGTACATCTATAAGATATTTTGTATAATAACGGAGTGGTTTAGCTGCCTATGTGCGTGGCTCGAAAGAGTGAGGAGGCTATTCATTGAGACTAAGATCATGCACACAAAGTCTCAAGCCACATAACTTAATAACAAGGAGAACAACATGGGAATGGACGTTTATGGATTAAATCCAACAACCACAGCACCAGCAAGACCTGAACACGACGACTTTGAATCTGAGGATTGGAGTAATTACTTCGATGGTCAATCAATGAGTGGGCAATACTTTAGAAACAACGTGTGGTATTGGCGACCGCTTTGGGATTATATACATGGGCTTTGTGATGAAGTCATCAGTGAAGAGGATTGGGAGAGTGGACACGTCAACGAAGGGCATGTCATTGATGCAGAGACTTGCAAATATATTTCCAATGCTTTGAAGATCGAGTTAGACAACGGCGGTGTCGAGAGA